GAGAATTAAGTTTAACGCTAAAAAGGACAAAAGAAATGAGTAAGTTCGATAGGATGGTAGAGAAGTACAACTCAGAGTCATTCACATCCATGAAAGAACTCTCAATGGCAATTGAGAACATGAATGAGATTAGGAATGCAATTGTAGAAGGAATCACGCACTACTCAGACTTTGAGAAACTTAATGACCACAGACAACCGTGGTACGCTAACGCCAGAGACTCATATGAGGATAAACTACATAAGGTAGACACCCTAATCATGCGTTTAGAGATGAAACTCAAATCAATCCCACAGGAGACAGCAAATGCGAGTAATTAAAGAAGCCCATATTGGCAAGGCTAAGTTCATCGTGGCACCCGACTACGTGGCTATTCAGGGAGAGGACGAGATTAGCGGCGTAGAACATCGCCTACAGTTTAGCCGTTCTGAGGCAGCAGAACTAGCCAATTGGCTTAATAATGAGTTAAATAGGATCTTGCCTGAGATTATTGATGTTAAACCGTGGCAGGATAAGTTATTTGAGGGTATCCAGTGTGCTACTCAGACCCCTCTAAAACGCACAGAAATGTCCAAGGCTGAACCTGTTTACGATCCAGGCCCTAGGACAGCCTCTCAGACCGTGGAGGTTAAGGTTGGTGACCCCAGTCTAGCTTATAGGGCCTCAGGTGGGCGTACTTCGCAGCCGGGAGATGGACAGACTGAGTCTATTGACTTAGCAGCCCTTTCCGCTTCGGTCGCCGTTCAGTAATACCAGACTGATACTCAACTAGGTCAATAAGATAGTCTATCTTGGTGTCCATGACCGCATCCTTAGTCATCATACTTGGGATGTTGGACACCAGTTTATCCTGTGCACTAACCTTAGCTGATAGGGTTCCCCAGGCAACAGCAATACCAACTATTAGACTTCCAACGTACACAATATCTTTAACAGTTGGTTTTAGTTGCATATTACCTCTGCCAGTTATTCCGGTTATTCAGATCAATTCCTGAATTATCATCTGATTCTTGAGTTGCTGGTTGCACCGAACTGGGCAAGGGAAGAGGGGTTCTATCCCCCTGTAACCCAGATAACCTACCCATCTGTGGTCTACTAACACTCACATCCTTCGCGTTCTTCTTGAGTGCTAAATAGGCAAGCGGGTTCTTAACTGCATCCGCAAGCTCCATTAGGGCCAAAGCCGCATCCTTAGCAGTGGGGGCGGATGCCGCCCTCTCAACCAACTGTCTACCCATCGGACTATAGTAGAGATTGGAGAATGCCTTCGGACTCTTTATCACCAATCCAGTTATAATCGAGAACACAGCCCCGCCCCTAGCAACACCTGATCCCGGAACATGAAGACCCATCTTCTCCGCAATCCCAACAGCGGCCAACACACTCGCACCACCTGCAATGGCAGGAGTTGATACCCTGTCATCACTCCCACGGGACATCATGGGAAGCACTTCTCCTGCTCCAGATGCTCTGGTGTTTAGCTTAGTCCTGACATCAAATGTCTTGTTAATAGCGTCAATTCCATCAGCAATACGTTTAGCCGTCTCTTCTCTCCGAGCTAGAGTCTCTTTCCGTGCCTTGTCCTCAATCTTACCGACCAATTCCCAACCTGATTCTTTTGCTTTTGTTGCCTGTTCTGCTGCTTTAGTTGCTGATTTAGCGTTCTTGTCTAAGAGATCGCTTACGGCAGACATAGTGTCGTTTATCTGCTTTCTGAGAACTGGGTATTCTTTTCCTACCTCATGAAGCGCATCATTAGCAGATGCAATCGCCAATAGGTTTCCCGTGTCATTTCCAGGATGAAGCAGTTTAACGTTCCCAGCACCTAGATCAGATATCCACGCATCTAATGCCTGCGCTGCTTTCCCCGGTGCAGCCTTCTGGATTACGTCAACTCCTTGTCTCAGTGATTCCCTGCGAACAACATCTTTGGCGGACTGAGGAGCAACCTGCATGAACCGTTCAAGAGTCATCCCTGACTCTTTCCCTGTCAACATTCCAAATACCCTTTCAGGTTCCTTGCTTTTGACTACTTTAAGAATATTCTGCAACGACTCATGCTCGAATGCAGCATCGAGATGCATCCTTGCCTCTCTAGCTGAGTCCCACAAATTAATGGCAAATTGAGCTTCTTTCTGGTCCGCACCAGTTTTAAGTATATTATTCCCATCCTCTACAGACCTAATAGTCTGAAGTAACGCGTCTTTAGCGTCGGAATATACTTGTTCACCTGACTTCCGGTGAAGATCATTTAGGTCTTTATATGCGTTAAATAGATTTTCAAGTGTGGCTGGCTTGCGCGACTTAAGTTCCTCGGCACTGGCTTGCAGTAGTTTAGACGAACTACCCCCAAGAATTTCTGCTCCCCGCATACTTTCGGGCGTAGCTGTTTCACTTGCCGCATCTTGAAGAACCGAGAGAATCTTCGCTGCCCGCTTATCCTTAGTAGACAGTAAAGCTAACTCGTCAGTTAGTCCTTTTAACTGTTCTCCCATCTTTTCTTTAAAAGAACTCAGGTCCACATGTACCGTGTCAGCTATCCCATTTGCTGAATTATAAGTACTCTGGATTCCTTTTTGTGCAGCCAACTGCGCTTCTTCAAGACCCCTTCCTACCTGAATACCACGTCTAGACTGAGCCGCCAAACCGATAGCATCATCAACTGCTAGGTCAGCAGAAACGGCCCTGCTCTTTGCACGTCGGAGGGATTCCATGCGTAGTCCCTCACTTACCAGACCCTTTTCTTTACGCGCTAAGGCGTCCAGTTCCGCGCTCTTATCAGATAATGCTGAGTCAATTCCTGACTTTTCTAGGTCACGAGTCTTGGCTGCATCCGCTAATTCCCCATTTTGACTGGAGATCGCATTTTCTATATCATACTTCTTGCGTTCAGCAATAAAACCTTCTTCCTTATTGCCTAGTGCAGTTTCGGCGGTTCCGAGTTCTAACGACTTTATATTTCTGACTTCTCTATTCATCTCAGATTTATTACCAAGAATGAACTTGTCCTCTCCCTCTGTGCCTTTAAGAAGGTTCTCTAGCGTTCCAGCCAGTTTACTCTCAGGAAATCGCTCTGCCGGGGACAGGATACTTCCAAAGGGGGTTTTAGCCGCGTACTCAGATGCGCCACCTACAAGTCTCTTCCCGGCACTGGTGATGCTATTTCCTGCTCCTTCGATCTCAGTAAATGGTAATGTGAGCAACGCAAACGCACTCTGCATTGGAGTTCTGGGGATCAACTGTGATACCAGCGCCAGTGAGTCGCTTACTGGTGCTGAAAAAGCATTAATCACAGGTTTAGCGTCTGGAGCTAACTTCCCAAGTAAGTCAGATACTCCACTGACCTTACTACTAATGGAGTCTACTGATTCACCGAAAGGCTTAATCATATCTGTAAACTTCTTTAAACCTTTGTTGCCTAAAATTGCTACGTCTTCTACGGGGTCTGCTGTAAATGAACGATTAGCCCACTCTTCCGTGTTCTTATTACCCTCGGTCATCACAGAGTTTACTTTGTTTATTCCTCTTTCCAATAAAGAGGGCGGATCAACTGGTGTCGGAGGATGCCCATAGGCTCCCTTCATCACCTCATCAAATGCTGAAGGATTATCATTTTTAGCGAAATCAATGATATCATCATCACTTTTGTCTACAGGTAGCGCATACTCTACTCTGTAGAAGTCAGCGATCTTTTTCTTATATTCGTCAGCCATTACTTTTTACCAGTTTGATTCTTCTCTGCGTCTTTCTTGGCCCAGAATGCATCTGCTCTTGCTCTAACTGCGTTAGGACTCATTCCAGCTGCATCAGATGCACTCTGCGGGTCTTTCATTGGTGCCAGATACGCTTTAATGGACGAATCTCTGGTCGCCTCAAACAATGATCTAAGATTACGAACCTTGTCCATTGCCACTGGAAAGGTGTCGTATTCCGTAGGAAGAGACTTCTGCATTGCCTGAATCTGTTGGTCAGTTAAGCGACCAGTACCAATTAACAACTTCTCAAGTCGTTGAGCGTGTGGCACAATAGTGGCCATGAACGCAGCGGCATTTGGGTCTTGTTTTGAGTATTGGTTTAACGATAAAGATGCTCCACGGGCAATACTTTTGGGAAAAGAATCTGCAAGTTGCAACTGTTTTGTGCCATTTTCAATTAGCGAGATGATTGAGTCAGCGGCACCGAAGTCCTTATTTGCCTCGCGGGCCTTCATCATCATCTTAGGTGATCCAGCGAGAGTCTCCTGTCCTACCATAGAACCATCAGGTCCAGTAATGAAGTTGACAAATCCGTTTCCTGTGTCAATCATGTGTGATTTATTTTTGCCGCCTGTGGCCGCCAGTTTCGCTTTGGCGATCTCCAGCTTAGCAGAACTTCCTGCCTGCGAGGTCCACCACGCCTGATCCTGCTTGTTAGCCCTCATGCCCTTCGGAAGGGTCACACCATTTTCATCAGCCATGTCCTGCGTGGCCTCAGGCGAAGCGTTCTCCAGATTTGCTCGGTAGTCCATTTCAGACTTCTGTGCGTTCATTTGTCCTTCGATCTGAGCATTCATCAGTTTTAACTTGAATGCCTGGTCAGTCTGAGAGGCGTCCTCCTCCTGATATCCCTTAGTAAATCCCGTCGAAAACCCACCTAAACCCATTAGGATACCCTCTGGTTGTAGTCTAGTCCAAGTCTGTTAGTTGGAGTTACCGGATATGAGTTAGTATTCGGGGTAGTATTACCATAAGTACCAGAGTATGCGTTATACCCACCTCCACCCGAACCATTATCCATCCAACCTGATATTGTTGGTTGACTGTACTTGCCAAGCAGTTGAGCGAAACTACCCATATCCTGTCTATCACCCTGATACTGTATTCCGGGTCCACCACTAATGGCACTCATATACGACCCGCTGTTTTGACCGTAAGCCGCATCCACAGAACGAAGGTCAGCGGACTCAGCCTTATAGACCTCAGGAGTTAACTGTGACTGGTATTCAGCAGACTTCTTGGCTAAGGCACTAGCGAATGCCCCACCGTTAACAGCCATGCCGCGATTAGCGAATCCAGCCTCAGCATTACCAGAGAACCTGGAATAAGCATCGTTATACATGTTATTCAACGAGGACAGGTACTTAGTTCTAGCATCAGCTAAACTAGACGCAAATGACTCAATCTGCTTATTACGAGCATTAAATTGATTTGTTGCGTTAGAATAATCCGGGCCATCATGTGGACCAAATGCGCTGTATGCGCTCATCCCCAGTGATCCTAGTGCCGCTGCCGCCCCTACCACTGCTGCTAATGCCATGTTTATCCCCTACCTTATATTATATTACGCTGTTTAATGAACAATCATCACGGGGTCTGGATTGGCCCCGGTACGGTAAAACGAGCCCACTGTAAGCCCACCAGCCACGGCAGCAGCGTTATTAGCGTAAATAGTTAATACCGCCCCCTTAATGACCTTAATTGGTAACATTGCATCAGTGCCTGTTGGGATAAGGTTATTGGGTGCGGGTGCGGTTGCCCTAGAAAGCTGGTAACTTGACACGCTGTTAGCATCCACTGAACCGGGAATTAAGTCTCCGTCTTTGCTAGACACAGACTCATTCTTCTCGTAGAATGGGTACTCTTTAGGTCCTAATTCGACTACTTCATTTTTATCAGCGGGCATTTAGATAGGTGTATGAGACAACAAATCCAACAATAGACACTTCATTATCTAAAGTCCCGTTTGAGACTTTAAACTGAATAGATGAGCCTTTATTACCGACTAAGACCTCAGCAAACCCCGGCGTATCGCTGTTAGCTGTCTGGTTAATCGTTGAGTCAACCCACGTTGCCCCGCCAGGAGTCTTAAAGTTGTCCAGACGGTATGAGAAGGTTATCGTGCCAATTGACTTAGTTTCATAAATGACGTAGACCTTATTTACGTTCTTTTCTAGTTCAATGGAGCCGAGTAGGTCTTCTTTAAGCACAGCAGTTCCAGTGTATGATACACCACTTAGACCGTAAGAGTTACGTAGTTTAACTACTTTACCACTATTAGCCAGACCAGCATATAGCAAGCCTTTGTACCTAGCCGTGAATAACACGGGGTATGACAGTTCCTGGAATACACCGATTCTGTCCTTAAGTAGAACCTTGGTGTTGTAGAGTGCTGCCGGAGTGCCCTTGGCGAAGTACAATTCATTATTAAAGCACACAGAAGTAGGCATTAACGCGCTAACCCCTGCACCTGAGTAGTTAAGCGTGATAGAGTTTATCTCTGGAGCAGTGTCTAGCAACCCTAGGATAATATCAATCTTAACTGATACGAATACCTTGGTCGTGCTAGTGCTTATGAGACTGTTGTTAGTTAGAACTACCGTGTACGACCCATCTGATAATGGGTCCGCGCCTTGATCTACAGTGGATAAAGCGGCGGTGTGCGTAACCGTGGCACCGTTGGCGGTCTGGGTTACTTCATAATTACCCCAAGCAGTTAGCGTAGAATCTGAGGTTTCATCCGTCTTGTGGACGCTAATAGGAGTTACTTTTCGAATAATAACTCCGTTAGCGGAAGCACCAAACATGATAGTTACAAATACCCTGCCATAACTAGCCATAGCCGCCGACCCAACGGTGTTGCTATACGCTACGCTAGTTCCGCCTACAATCTCGGTACTTGCCCATCCGAAATGTTCAGTTGCTGAACCAATCCCAGTTACATAGTAGAAATAGTCCTGATCTGCTGTAGTCGCACTAGACACAATGTAGCCAGCAGAGTAGCACGTCCCCGTGGTAGTCTTTAAGGTCGTAGTCGTCCCCGTGGTATGATTGCGCTTCTTGAAGTCATCTCCTGACGCATCAACGTATCCAGTTATTAAATCTCCAGCAGCATTAAGCTGAAGTTGACTTCTTCCTCTCACATCAGCAGCAAAGTTCTCAGTGTTAGTCCACGTAGTTCCGTCATTCGCAGATGAATAGACCCTTATACTTGTTGTGTATATAAATGACACTCTTGGATTGTCAGACGTTAGTAGTAAAGATACGTTATTTGTGTCTCCTGTGTTTGCGGGGTCCTCGTATACAGAAGAGTCAGTCCATGTCCCGGTGGCTCTTTTGGAGTAAATTACACATGGGATTGCACCTGCGGCTTTTCCAGCAAAAGCAATTCGTGGATCGTTACTTGAGTTGTACGCTATACATATTGACCTAGCACTACTATATCCGAATGCGTACCTGCTAGGCACCTGGACGCTGCCCCACGTACCGCTAGTATTCTCAATTAAAGCATTACCATAAACCAATGATCCCGAGGTGTATGTCCAGGCAATGCCTACTATCCCAGAAGCACTTACTCCTATAGACAGAGATGTAATCGTACGCGTTTCCGTGGTTGCTGTCTCAGTAGTAATTGTTCCATCTGCTAGTACTTTACAATACGTAATCTTTAGTGGATTAGCTGAATCAAGATAGGCCGCATGGATGGTCTCAGATGAGTCAATAGCGACAGATATACACTCATCTCTCTTAGTAGCGTCTGATCTGGTAATATACTCATGTTTTGGCTTTAACTTACCATCAGATGTAACCATCGTCCCTGCGTGAGTACCATTGTCCCACTGAGTCTTGGTATCGTAGAAGTACGCCTTACCAGATACCAAAGCAGGACGAATTGTAATCTCATCAGTTGTGGGTTTAATGTCCCAGGATTCCTTCTTAACCCGCATTGAACCATCAATAGAGTAAATACCAGTCTCAGTCAGAACATAAAGTTTATTGTCATTTCCGACTACGGGTGTGTATCCCGCGATATTCCCCATGTTCTCTGGAGTATCAACACGCCTAATCTGGTTCGGCTCACCAACAGCGTCCTGGTCAAAGTTACCGATGATCTGGTAGATTTTGCCATTGTCCTTGAACACTAATAGAGAGTCTGCAAACGACTTGATGCTACACACATTACCGCCGTCTTTGGCAAAGATAGGCTCAAATGCCGCCGCATCCCACGAAGTCTCATCGTTAACAGCAGACCACCACACATCAGATGGTGAACCGGATAGTCCTGAGATAAATATCCGACTCTTGTGAGCCTCAATATACTTACCCTTCGGTGCCTGTGCATCCGTGATGAGCGTGAGTGTAGAGTTGTTAAAAGACATTGGCGCTTCAGACCCATTGGTGATCACCAAATTATCATTAAATACGATAGCACGTGGAATAAAGTCTTTGTGTAGGAGGATGCGGGCCGTGTAAGCCCCTAGAGTTTGGGTAACTTCCGCAAATACTGAGCCAAGAGTTAGCGTTCCTGCGCCAGTAACGGCGTCAACAACATACCACGCAGACGTAGCATCCGGCTTAATCTTATCCCCGGCCTTAAGATGGGTCGTGAACGCCCCAGTGCCAGCCGTAACGTTGGCTGAGCCATTAGTAAAGGTGGCAACTCCAGTAGTATATCCAATATAAGCGTAGTTGCCATCGCCGGAAGTCTCTTTCAGGTCAACCTTATAAGACGCATCCGTATTGCCTTCGTCTAAAGCGGCTACTACCAGCTTATCAATCGTTGAACCACGACGATAGTTGACAATCATGCGAATAAAGCTGTCTACGTCATCGGGGAATGGGGAACCATCTAGCACATATCCCTCAGCCTTCTCTAGCAGACCACGCTTACTGACCACGAAGTTATCCAACTGTGCGAACTGGTTGGGCTGAATCGTAAGTTGGGAGTTGGTCGTATTGAGCCCGCCAGCAAAGTCCTGAAATGCTTTCTTGTAGTAGTCCGATATCTGGGCAGGAGGCATAATTAGAGTCTAAACCCCGGAGGAAGCATATTCGCTCTAGTCATATTGAATCGTAGACGAACATCTGAGTCCAAGTCTCTCTCGTCAGCAATCTCCATGGCAATCCTAGCTTCGTCGTAGTCCTTCTTAGCGACCATTTGTAGACTATCATCAAATCCCTTGAGGAAATAGTACAATGCTCCTTTCTCTACAGCATCTTGCACGGAATCTGGGATAGAGGGCACCTCAGTAGCAATATCGGCTACTGTGAGGTCAGATGGTTTATTCTTGTAGTATTCGTAGTTTAACGTGTAAGAACCAGCAGGAATGGGAAATATCTCAATTTGCTTGTATCCTGTACCAGTAGCCGACCCAATCTCACGGTAGTACAGAGGACGATTAACGTCTTGGTTGATATTCCAAATCTTACTAATCCACTCTCCATCTGAGTCTACTTTAGCAAGACGATACACAGTGTTATTAGTCGTGTAGTGTAACAGGATTAGTTCTTGACAGTCTGAGGCTAAAGGATACACAGCGGGAACCGCCTTGGTTCCCAACGTCAGGGCAACTGCATCCTGTTTGAACCAATACCTCTTTGGAATTAACTTGGCCACGTCACGAATAGCCTCATTAACACAGGCAATGATATCCGCCGTGATAGAATCAGTAGTAACAGTCTGAGAGCCACGGTGGGACTTGCGTTTGATTGTCTTGACGATGGTATTTAGAATCGTAAAGTTACCTCTAGTAGATGTCGATTTGCTTGAATTGCATATCCGTAAGTAAAGTCAATTCTGTTTGAGAAAGAGTATCCAATCCTGATAATAGCGATCTGTCGATTAAACGGGTCAAGAGATAGCCCGACCAGTCTTCGGTTCTCATTAACTACTGGATAAACCCTAGTTTCTTCTCTCTGTTTGACTTCTTCTTTGACCTCTGGGGCTCTGTCGGTAACCGTGACAGAGGTTTCTCCTGAAGGCTTAGTAACAGTCTTAGTGATTCTAACAGGTCCCTTAGTAGTTTTAGACTCTTTCGTTTCAGCGATAGAAGGTTTAGCATTGATCTGGCCTCTCAGTTCACCAATTTTACCTTGCTGTGTCCAGGCAAAGTATAGTACTCCTAGTAACAGAAGCAGAACTACTTTGAACCTGTTAGACCACAGGAGTTGTAGGAGTAACACCTTTATCCTTTTTGGCGAAGTGTTCAGCGGCGTTAGCGGTGAATACGCAGAAACATAGAATCTCGAAACAGCCCTTCCAGTCCGGACTATCTATGACTTTACAATAACCCATTAGGCAAAGACCAACAAAGAACTCTGACCCCATTGCCATTTTACGAAGACCTTGATTCTTAATAGTCTCTAATAGTTTAGTCATTTTATTATCCCCCCAGGACTACAATCGGTACGATTGGAGACGAGGCGAAGCCGAAGACGATGAGAGTGAGGCGAGCCTCATTTCTGTTTCTCCAACAATGAAACCCTCTTCCTAAGAGATTGGACCTCAGAAACCAATACGGCGATCAGGGCGTTCGGGTCCACGCCTTTCAGCCCGCCGCTTCCCGCCTGGACGACGGCATCGGGGTAGACCTTCTCGACTTCTTGGGCAATGAAGCCCATCTTCTCCCCAGGGCCTCTGGCCTCGTCCTTCCAGAAATACGTTACAGGCCGCAAGGCGTCAATCGTTCCAAACATGGAACCGAGGGACTTGATACTCGTCTTGAGCCGAACGTCCGACGCCACGCAACCGCTGATCGTCCCGGTTGAGTTGGTCGTCAGGCCCAGGGTGCAGGACACGACGTTGTTCTGCGAGATCGCGCCAATGACATGGAGCGCGGTTAGAGGGTCAGTGGCACCAATCCCAAAATTCTGACCGTTGTTGATGTAACTCTTGCCCGAAGACCACAGTCGTATTTTTAGAGCACTGGCGGCGTACAAGTCGAAATACGAAGAATCATTGCTTCCATCTTGCACTATTTGAGAAATGAGATGATTCGATTGGTTGTTGGCCTTCAAGAGGAAACCCTGACCGTTGTTAGAGAACACGCTTACAGATGCTCCAACCGCCATATCCAACGCCCCCGTCGTAGTGAATGTTGACTTCCCGGTGGAGCCGAACTGTGCGGAGCCGTTTACGTCGAGGGTTGTGGCGGGGGCCGTCGTCCCAATCCCCACATTCCCCCCTTGCAATATCGTCATAAGTGCAGTAGCGGCGTTGTTTCCGAACGTGACCCCCGCCGCTGTATCGTTCCAGTACATGTACGACCGAACCCCACCTCCATTTGCGAACGTGAATCCAGTATTAGTCCCTCCCTCGAACTTTGAAAACGAGTTCCCTGCGCCTTTGACGTGGAGGATAGAGTCTGGGGCCGTCGTCCCAATCCCAATATTCCCAGCCGGAGTGACCGCAAACGTCGTCGCATTCGCCGTCAATGCCCCTCCCGCCCTGGTGTAGACGACCGAGTTGGCGGGGAGGTTGGAGATGGTGACGGAGGAGGCGGTTAAGGAAGAAACCGATCCAACAGGTTGTTCTCCTTTAATCGGAGTAGCATTTGCACTAACTCCAATAAGTAGAGTTAAAAGAGTTAAAAACTTAATCATTTACTTGCTCCCACACTGGACAACAGACATAGTACCCTGTGATACTCCAGTCCACAGACCCCATACCTTAAGTCTAACTCCGTCCTGATCCCTAGCCTTAAGGTTGATAACCCATGAAGCACCAGGATTAAGAATGCGCCCTCGCACAGATGATACAAGGTTGGAGAATGAGAGTCTCATATCAGATAAACTCTGGTTCTGAACCTCGATAACCTTTCGGTTGTTCATGAGGTTGTTAACTGTACCTGAACTGGTGTCTAATGCACCCGAGTCGATCAACGTAGCCGTGGTGTTGACTAAAACCATAGTCAACGTACAGGATGAGTTGATAATCTCATCAACCTCAGTGGCCGCGTTGGCGCCAACGGCGCAAGCAACAAGTAAGACTACTGCCGTCAGAATCTTCTTCAGTTTATTCATTATATCCTCTAATTTACGACTTAAAATGTGGGGTTTTGAATGGACCCCTTACCATTTACGGAATTACGATCTAACTGCGGAGTTCGACTCCATGGTCATCGCGCATCTCTTGGCTCCCGAACAACTCGGAACCACCGAAATGATCCAGCCAACCAACGCGAGCGAACTGCTCGATCTTAACATTCTTCTGCATCGCAAGAGCAAGGCACTCGCGGTGAATCAGCATGTTAGACGTGTTGTTGCCCGTCTTGTACGCCTCAGGTGAGATATGGACAGCCGCACCATACAGTTCACCGGGGACGTTACCAGACATGATGGCCTTACCAGAACCAATCGCATCATATCGAACGAACTTGTCGATACCGAGGATGGTGTTCTTAACCGCAGGTTTCAGGAAGAAATGACGATCAGTAAATGGAACACGGGCATCGTCAAGATACTGAACTGCACGGCGAAGGTTAGCGTCCGTCAGGTCCGTGTTAAACGTACCAACGGTCTGGGACAGAGCAGCCGCACGAATCGCAAGGGCCTGCTCAACAAGCACACCAAGGAGATAACCCATCTTCTCAGTATACAGTCGGCGGAACTCGTACTTGCTCTGAGCGAGAACAATGTCGAGAACCTTGATATTAACACCTTTCCACTGGTCAATAGTGATATCAACCTTGGACTCAGTGGGCGACTCAGAGTCGAGTAGACCAGTAGAGGTAGAGATATTACCACCAACCAGGTTTGAAACCGTGGGGACGTGGATAATATCGCCAAAACTAGCAACATCAGCATCGAAACGCTGAACGATGTTAGCAAGAACCAGGACACTCTCACGAGCGACGATGGTTTCCTTAGACCACACCTCGGGGATAAAATCCGCGTGCGTGGTAGACGTAGCAATTACATCAGCCATTTAAACTTTCTCCTATTTACTTCAACGTGCCATTCTTGATGGCATCATTGATTTCAGGCAATCTCTTCATGTACGTGGCGTTATCCATCTCCGCAAGACTCTTGCGTGTAAGCGCGGTTTTCCCGCCTGAAGATGAGGCACCAGGTACACTAGAGATGGCCTGTTTAGTCAATTTGTTCTTAAGAGCATCCTCTGCTCCCTTAGAATACGATTCCTTGGATTTGCTACCGAGATGTCTAGCCTTCACATTCTCGTAGAACATCTCAAGAGCATCAGCATTCTGTGCGATCAGTTGCTGCATCACAGGTTTTAAAGAACTAAAAGACTTGTCCAGCTCTGGCTCAATTTCCCTATAAATAGGGTCCTTTTCGGCTTTCTGATTAGCCCAAGACTCTGCCTGGAACCGATTCTGAGCAACTTCCTGCTCTCGACGCTGGGCCTGACTAAGATTCTGATACGTGTTAACAATCTCACGCGCAGCAGACTCCTCCATTCCCAACTTCTCGACAAGTCGTTTAACCTCAAGATCAACTACAGACGGTTGCTTTGGACCACTCTCTTGCCTGACCGTTTCCAGTTCTCGAATACGCGCCTCAAGACGTTCGCGGGCCTCTCGTTCAGAATTACGTTCTTGAATGACCTCGTTAAAACGACCCTGTGGTACTTTATTCTCAGGTGCTTTTGCCTCTCCCTTATTCTCTAAGGTCGGAGTGATAGAGGCTGCTTCCTGCGTCATTGCGGGGGACGAATCCGCAACAACTTCTTGACTATTAACGTCCGTCTGTTCTGGAACCATGTCTGCCATTTACTATCCTTTACTTCTTGGGTAGGTTAACGTCGTCCCCGACGATTTCATCTTCATAATTCTGAAGAAGCATCAGGACCATTTCAAGTCCTGCTTTACGACCTAGATCAAAATTCAGTTTTGCTAACTTAGTATCAGGAATATATCCCTTCTTATCCCCATCAAGTTCTGCATCAGAATAGGCTACACAATCACTCAGGTCTGTCTTAAAAAGTCGCATACCCGCCGACTGGACAAGACTCTGAATTGTAGTCTTACGTTGATACTCCTGTTCTAACTTATCCACCTATTGCTCTCCCCATTGAAGCGGTTGATGGTGCCTGTGTCTGATTAAAAGGAGTCGTATTCGCAGTAGAACCTTTATTAACTCCACCAGAAGCTCCACCATCACCGCCAGGACCCTGTTCCTTCATAATCTGATCCTGCATCATCATCTGCATATGCTGTTCTTCAACTTCTTGCTGCATTAAGGCATAGTGACTCTTGATTAACTTAGTAAATAGTTCAAACTGAAGAGGAGTAAGGGCATACTTCATTGACTGAAACTCTGGTTCAAGGTACTTTAGGTACTCATGATGATCCATACCTTTCTTGGCAACCACGGCCTGCTCTGCGAGACACAGGTCGCGCTCATCCTGAGGAGTCATCATATCCTCTGGATTCTCGGGAAGCATGCCCGGATACAGTTCGTCAAGTGAGTGACCATTGAAGAACATACCATAAATCTTATCTAACAACTTAAAATGAAACTGAAGAACCTGAGGTGGTAACTGTTGCACACTAGTAAAGAAGGACATCAGTTGCTGACGTTGAATGGCAGGATTCTCAGTAGCGTCTAAAGCAATCTTGATGATTACATCTTTGTGGCCACCTTCGATCTCTTCTGGTTTAAGTTTCCTGAACTTGACACCAGTGGGGCCAACGATGCGAATGAGTTTGATATGGTCGTAGAACTGGTAGTTTAGGTATTCGGCAAACACAAAGGTGGGTCTAAGGACTAGTTCAGCATATAACTGGGCGGTCAGGATAAGCCGCCCCATAGCCTCGCGGTTAATCTGAGTTGATTCAGTAGCCGTTGAGACACCAGACTGTGCAATACCCTGTAAGTTACTTGATGCGCCCACAGCCTCGCGGAAGTCATTCTTAGAGATACTATCAATCTGTAATCCGTGACTGTAGACTACAGGAGGACGTAACGGTTGCAGACCGTTCATGTCGTTCGTGTCTACGATACCATTAGGTCGGATAGTCAACTGTGCATTCTTAATACCAGATGAACGACCCTTAAGCCACATGGTAGCAAGAATAAGAGTCTTGTTATCCATGGTCTGATTGCGGGTGTCGTTGATCTCTTCCTGCATTGACTGACCGATCTGTGCAGCACCCATGCCAGGAAGTTCAAATTCTTTAGGGACATAAGGGCACACAACGTAGGGTTTCTGATTGTGCCAGAATGGATTCTTCTCTAGTTTAAGAATGGCCTTGCCATTAGCAATGATAACCACGCATTCACACAGTTCGTCCTCGTCCATCTCCTGTGCTTTGAGTTCTTCTTGAGTCATCACATACTTGCAGGGAAACAGACCCCACCGTTCCATGATCTCTACTTTACCCTTCTTGCTAGTGTTAGTAAAACCACTTGAGGATAGTCGTTGGTCAACATCAGCAGAAACAGAGGAAGACTTGGCCTCTGATACCTCATCTAATGCGGCCTCGTCGTGTTCGCTAAACCAACCCTTTGCTACTCGCGTGTCAACCCAGTTCTCATCCACGAGGTACTGCTCACCAATCCAACTAGCTTTCTGAACATCATTATACGGAACGCTAATGTCTGAGATTTGGAAGGTTAAGAGGTCCACTGGCTCAAATGTCCACGTGTCCTTGATCGTATCCATCTTTTCAATTGGATTACGCTCACCTTTCTCATTGTATGAAATCTTGGTACGCTTGACCTCTTCAAAGTCCCATAGGACCTTACGCACAGTAAGACCCGCTATGACCATTTGCCTGAGTGAGTCCATGATCCTGGCCTTGAAGTTGTTCTGATCCATCTGGAAGCGATTCAACTGCGTAAGCGCGATAGCAGGACCCTCATCTCCATTGTTATCCCGACCAGCGTACTCCATCCAATCTTCCTGTGAGAAGATCATGCCATAAATCTTACCTACGATAGTCTCCACAGCACGGAGTGTTTCAGGAACAAAGATATTAGCTAGACCCTCGTACTGCTTCTTCTTCTGTACCATCTGGTACAACTCATAGTACGTGATGATGTTGCCCTTCCAGCGACGAAGGACTTCATCAGACTTACTAAAGTCAGAGATGATCTCAGTGATAATAGAGTCGTGATCCGACTCACTTAATCGCTTAATGTTCTCGTCACTGAGGCACGGTCTGTTCTTCAAGTCTGTCTCCAAGAAAGGCCATTTTTGATATTGCAGAATGGCGAAACTGCGCTTTAGAACTTACTTACCAGGTAGCGGCAGAAGCGCGAAGCCACGTATTAGTAGCGGTACAGACGTAGATATAACCGTTATCAAACTTAATCTGACCCGCGACTCCAGCAGCCCCAGCAGAAGCAGGAGTAGCGATAGGGACAATAGGAGCTACCGTAAAGGTTGCCTGACCAGTTACTCCAAGAGTACCAGCCACGACAGTATTACCTGAAGCAGCAGCGACGGTGAACTTGTTAGAGGCAACCGCGACGTTACCTGACGGAGCGAGAGTCGTACACGCAACAGCGGCGAGAGTGGACGCACCTGTAACTGCAAGGGTCGTACCCACGGTAGCAGCACCAGCCGCAGCCAGAGTTCCAGCGACGTTAACGGCACCGGCAAAGCTCACAGCACCAGCGGCATCAACCAGCGCATTGCCAGTAACCGTACTAGCCGACACAATCGCACCAGTAGCATCAATAGAAGCAACTACCGTACCCGCACCATTAACAAACTGAAGCGGAGCAATCCATTGCATAGTACCATCACCCATCCCAACAACCGTAGCGTCCGTAGAACCTGTAGCCATTTTCTTTTAAGTCTCCTTGTTAAAGTTGTGCGGGTTTCCCTGTCGCACGATTTACGACGGTTACGCCATCATCCTGAGATACCCGTCTGTTCTCTATTTCCCAGGCTTTTCCGGCAGACAATTTGTGAGCAATAGAGTTGCCCGTTTTCTTGTCTACATGGGTCCAACGCTCAAGCGTTTGACCTAGATTAACATTAGACTTGGACTTACCCAGTAGATGTTGCTTATATAAAGCTGGCCAGTGGTCGTCGCATGAACGGACCTCAACTGGCGCGTATTTAACTATAACCAAGCCTTCAACCTGGCATTCTGGGTAGGAACAGGTCTTTGTCTCTTCCATCTTCTCTCTATTATATTACACCGTTTTTGACGTTTTTGACTAAACTCCCCAACCTGTCCTTCCGCCACCACTAAATCGACTTGTAGACTCTTCTGCTAGATACATCGGATTACTCATGCACAGGTAGCGCACACAGTCAGGCATGTCCTTGTTTAGGTCCTTTGGCGTCTCCTTCTCAGACCTAGATGAGTTGCTGCGACCTCTCCAGTCGTCCCATACATATGAGAATAACTGTCTTATGCATTCCCTGGTGTGGTCCTTTACAAAGTAGAGCTTGGGACAGTTGGTGGTAGAAAGGTCTTCTTTCTTGTTATAGGATAGTCTCTCTTTGACAGCCAGATGACCTAGGGCGATATCATCGTTAACGTCTGCTGCGAAGTATACTTCATGCCCAGCAAACTCCTCTATCAACTTTAGACCAGTAACATTAGATGGTGTCTTGCCTTTGTTGGGGTCTAGGATGCGGATAACATCGTCAACTTTGATCCCATAGGTCCTTTCCCTAGTCCTAATCTCCTGAGAGGTAGCCTTAATGGTCCCAGTGTACCGAATCTCATCAAAAACGTACAGCGTCCCTAGAGGATCAATCTTCGCCCAAATGCCATGATGAGGACGCCTATCCGCAGGATCGAGAACAAAATAAGTAGGCCAACTATAAGAGGCATCAGGAAGTCTATCAATGAGATGTACCTCCGTATTTAGTTCGCCGTAGATGCGTCCTGTGAGGTGGAGGAATTGCCCGTGAATCCGAGCTTCTTTTTCTTCGTCTGTGAGGGAGACTTCAAACTCTTTGATAGCCCGTATACGTCCCTCTTCAGTACCATTACCAAGATAAGGGTTATCGTAGATTGAAATTGCAATGTGCCAAGCATCACGTTCTGTATTGAGGACAATCTCGTCATATAGCCAGGGTTCGGTGATAGGAGTTGCAGTAATGAAAATCCGACCATCAAAGTCCACAGTACCCCGAAGACAACTAATATATTTGTCACGCGGAGGGGGCTCATCAAACCAAACCCAGTGACCAGACCAGCCCTCAAACTGCATAGTATCTTGTTCATGAGTCATAACGTCGAAAGTAGACGTTCCTCCAGATACGTGCCTGATAAAGACTTTAGAGATGTTACCCATTGACTTCTCTATCTTGACAATATCAGACTTGTCAAACCACTGATCTATCTTCGGGACGAGAACTTCCCCTGCACCTTTTTTATAGTCAGTAACAACCACACGACCACGAGTAGGTGTATTAAATCTTCCAGATTCAGGATACCACTCCGGATACTTGCCAGTTGAGTGAAACTTACACTCTAGTATGCCCATTTCGGACTTACCAGAGCGATTACCACCGAATACGGCTCTTATCTTGTTGGGTGCGCAGTGGAAGGCTTTCTGCTTCGCGTGTGGAACGTAGAGGGTCTTAGAGAGGCGGAATATCTCTTCCTGTTTTTCAAGTTCCAGGTCCAGATCGACGGCCTCATCCATGTTTTCAGACATTAGAGCATCTTGTAAGCAGACAGGATAAACATGATCTTCTCAGGAGACAGGTTATGAGCTTCTAGAACGCTAATTAGCTCCTTCCGGTTTAGCCCCTCCAGATTCTGATGGCTTAGGTCCATCTTCTTTGACGGGGGCACTGTCCTTTGACTCGGCTTGCTCCCACTGTTTGATCTTTTTACTATTCGCATCAGTGAGGGCCTTGATACGTCTAACCTTATCTCCATCATTCATGTTCTCCGTCTTAACTTCAGTCTTCTCTACAAGGTCGCCCATCAACTGTGCTAATAGCTTAATAGCATTGGTATCCGTATCTAACTTCTTATTGAGAGCTTTATAAATCCTAGACCGCATTTCATTAACGTAGGTCCGACGCCTAGCTTCAACCTCTCTGAAGATGAAGGGCCTATACTTCCTCTTCCAGTTGGAGAAGGTAGCATAGTCTAAACAGATGTCTTCACAGAACTTAGCATCAGTTCTTGTGTCCGTAGGATCAGCCTGAGTCTCTATGTAAAGCTGGTGCCAGAACCGATCTACGTGAGGTTCAACAATCTCTTCTTTACTTGCCATTATGTCTCTCTAAGTAGTCAATTGCTCTTTTCATGTCTTCAATGCTCTCGTTAAAATGACCGATAGCAACATTGTGATTGTGACACAGGAGTTGTCGTACCTGCCCTGTTTTGTGGTTGTGGTCTACTGATAGTCTTCGACCATTCTTGTTCTTCTTTTGACAGATTGCACATACGCCGCCTTGATTATCTAGTATCTTCTTGTACTCAAATGGAGTTAGATTATATTTGGATTTAATACCTGCTTCCCATACTCTAACTTCTTCTGTAGTCCTATTAGCACTCCTTCTCTTGTTTGAACAGTAGAGACATAGGTCCTCTAGATTATATCTTCCGTCTAGGCTAAAACTGAAGTTGTTGAGACTCTTCTCCCTGTCACATCCTGAGCAGACCTTGGTCACGGACGCTCCTTCCCCGGTAGGACCCTCATGAACTACCAGCCGTTCCTTGTTGCTGTTGGCCGAGGCGGGCAGACAGCCCAGATCGGCCTATCTGTGTTTGTTTTATTCATCATGAAATATCATATTACCCTAAAAAGAGGACATTTGTGTGAAATGACAACTATTTGTACCTATTTTCGATCTAGGTCTTTTATTTACTATTATAACGGCAGCGTGTATATGAACTATCACTCGCGTGCTAGTGACCCCCGTATGCCGCGTACCCCCATAAAACAGCCTGGGGTGCCCAGATGGTCAAGTTCAGGTCAAAAGCCTCACCACGGGCATTGTGGAACCGTTTATGAGGTATTGTTGGGCACGCAGCGAAGCGGAGTTCACATAGAGGTCCCAACAATACACAGAATCAGTCACAATATAGGACTTAAGACCTATTAAAAGTACCTTATTTGCTTCTTTAAGACAAAATAGATGGTAAAGAATAAGCCCTTCTTCTCCCAGTAAGTACCTAATGAACAAATAGGGTCCCCTTTTTAGATGAGTAGGGAGGGTCTAAATCTACTCTCTAAGATTCTATCTTGGAGTGGGTAGGTCATCATTGTACCTATAATCACCATAAAGCCCCCAATCTCGATAGCCAGGGGGTCAAGTTACACAGATTACATTAATTACAATACTTACACATGTTATGACAATTACTGATATGATATAAATGACATAGATGATGATAATGACATAGGTGAGCGAGGTTACAATAATTATGAATGTTATGTGTATTACATCTATGACTAACCCGACAATAATGATATTAATCACAATCATGGGGGTAATATTGTAACTATTGTAACTATTATAACTATTGTAATTACACAGGGTATTGTAATCTGGGATAACCAGACGGTTGTCAATAGGCCATAAGACCTAGATGTCAATAGGTCCTTTGATGATGTCAAGACCTAGATAATATGTAGGTCATAAGACCTATATGATAATTGGGTCATAAGACCTATTGATCCAGATCAACTAATATATACCACTTATCAACACTGAGTGGATTGTCCATGTTGTGTCATCTTTTATCGTTTCCCGTCATTGTAAGTATGAGTTAATGCCTGGCACCTAGAACATTTGTACTAGTCTCCCTCTGAAGCATGGTAAAATGATTGACCCAGATCAATGACCCAGATCAACAACTAGTATTGACTGAGATCATATGTTTGGGTCGGTGGTTGTGGTAAACTGTTGTTGCCGCTGACGGTGCCGAACCAGGACCCCGGGTCGGGGATGACCGACAAGCCAGTGTTGCACTGGCAGGATAATACCATGAACTCAAAACAGCGCAGGGCTATGCTTCACAACATAGCCAAGGCATTGACAGGTCCATACATTCCTGAAACGCCTAGGATGGAGGCGCAACTGCGAAACATTACCAGGACTAGGTTACATTATCGCCTTGGAATAGCTTCGGAATGGATCGCGGATGCAGCAGGCCATATTACGAAGGTCATCCCGTACAAGGTTACCAGAACCAGCCCTAGCGGTCAAGAGCATATGCATACAGTACGCAATAAGACGGCTATTAGGTGGGATAGGGAAGTCAAGGCGCAATAATACTCTACAGTCTAGCCTAGACTGATACTAGGCCATATCCGGAGTTACTTCGGATAACACTACAGCTACAGCATCACTAGCTACACGGCACTACGGCTGTGCCTTGAGGCGAGATATGCTGTAAATGAGAGGATAATAAAATGACGATCAACGAAATGACGGCCACGAAGGCGTTGGAAATCCTGAAGCATGCGGCGGTTGCCGCTTCCTACCTGGAGAACGTGGCCCAAAAGACGGTCAACGGCAATGCCGTTGTCATCGCTGAAGTGGTCAAGAGTGGCGATGACGTGGACGGGCAGACGTTCAGCCAGTCGTGGAAAGTTAAGGCGAACACCACGAAGTTCGGGAAGGCGTGTCTGAAGATGATTACCATTGCCGAAGCGCACCAGGCATGGGAAGCGAAACAGAAGGCGATTCCGGCGGAAGTCATCAAGGCGAAGAAGGCTCTCCCGGCTCCGGTCGCGGCCTAAGCATAACAGCTTAGTACACAAAATGAGTCTATCCTAGCAATAGGGTAGGCTCTATTTGTGTTGGAGGATTATGGACCCATTGCATTGCGTATGCTGTAAGAACGATTTTATTCTCATGACATCTATGGCCTGTGATGATGAAACATGGGACGGGTTAGCTAGGTGCATTCCATGTGCCACAGGTACACATTTTGCGGAGGAAGCAATGGAAAATAAACCGTTGTCAATGTTGGGATTCACGTATGAGGAAGTCTTGAGCTTGCTTGCTCCTGCGGAGGGATAATAATGTTCGATCATCTGTGGATTGATATAGGCGGAGAAGGATAAATCTGTGCTTCCTAAGTAGAGTCGGATCATGCTTAGCGTTAGATTATCACGAGAGAATAGTCAGTTAATCATTCCTTATTGGGATGTTGAAACGGAATATAATTCCGAGTTAATCACGCGAATAGAGCAATGCTTCTGCCTATGGGCGTGTAAGATATGATTAAAAATAATGTTCGTGTTCAGGAGACTCATCAGGATAAGAAGGTTAAAGTCTGTTCTTATTGCTCAAAAGATAAACATTCTCTTTGCATCTCTTTAACTTGCACATGTGAGGTGTGTAAAGACGGAATCAAGTGACAGCCACCAGGTGTACAATAAGGATATCGCCGTCCCCGCGCCGTCAGAAAAGGAGCAGATATGAGCGAAGAAGAACAGTATATCGAAGCGCACCTAGTCGGATATGGCATGGAGTCGAAGGTGCTGTGTTTTCTCCTGTCCCGCCTAACCGCCGCCGAGGCCGAGAACGGGAGGCTCATGGATACAGTTACAAGGCAAGGAACTAAGCCGGGAGATGTGGTTAGGTATCTCCCGGCTTTTAATCAGTCTAAAAAAGAAAAGCAGGAGAAATCGGCAAAGAAGTGCGTTCAATGCTCTACTTTGATTAGCCATGAAGGTAAGTTCTGTCAGGAGTGCGCTTGGTGCTACAAGTGCGAGTGGGGAGGCCGTCATTACAAGAAGAACCCTATAGATATGATCGAGGTCACAGGTGGATGGCCTGTGTGCAAGGACTGTAAGTGATTTTTTTTAACCAAATTGTGTTGAATATGATTGTTAAATTGTTTAAAGGAGAGTTATGGAAAAGAAACCGTATGTTATCGTTCGCACCTATTCGGCGGGTTGCTTTGCTGGATACCTTGAATCCGAGAAGGGGCAGGAGGTTGTGTTGACCGAGGCCCGCCGTTTGTGGCAATGGTCCGGTGCCGCATCATTGTCCCAACTTGCCGTATCTGGTACTTCAAACCCGTCTGGTTGCAAGTTTCCCGAAGCGACACTAAAGCACAAGTTGTATCAGGCCATTGAGTGCATCACTACTACGGAGGCGGCTCGTAAGTCTATCGAGGCGATCCCCGCATGGAAAGCGTAGACAAAGAAATACATGACGGTTCCGGTTCCGGTTACGGTTCCGGTTACAGTTACGGTGACGGTGACGGTTCCGGTTACGGTTCCGGTTCCGGTTCCGGTTCCAGTTACGGTTACGGTGACGGTTCCGGTTACAGTTACGGTTCCGGTTACGGTTACGGTGACGGTTCCGGTTACAGTGACGGTGACGGTTCCGGTTCCGGTTACGGTTACGGTGACGGTGACGGTTCCGGTTCCGGTTCCGGTTACGGTTACGGTTCCGGTTCCGGTTACGGTTCCGGTTCCGGTGACGGTTCCGGTGACAGTTACGGTGATGCATAAATCCTAACCCGAGCGCGGCGGGTAATCCGCGCAACAATTTAAACGATATGGAAACCGACGACTACTATTGCGGGTGCAAGGGGTGGGACTAAATGGCGGGCCGATATAAAGTCCACTGGCAGACACACTCCAACGGATTCACCTGTTGCGGTCCAGGTCGGAAGGGTTTTGATAGCACGCCGAACAAGTCCGGGGGCCTTGCCGCCCCTCAACAGCCCGAAGCGTCACCGGAGAAACTATGAAATGGCTGTGCCAGTTCTGCGGGGCCATAAATGCCGAAATGGCGACTGAGTGCCACAACTGCGGGAAACTGCCGAGCCACAGCACCGCAGGGTCGTGGTGTACTTGTGGATGCCCGCCGTATCAGCCGATCCAAAAACCTACATGGAGTGTGGCATGACCCCAACCCCATACTCTGCGCCCCCGTCGTGTTAGCGGTGGGGCACATGAGGAAGTGACCATAGATCAGGTTATGTTTATCATGATTAACATAAATACTAAAATCTTATTACTTATAATCATGATATCCCGGCTACTGCCGGGTTAGACACTTAAAAAACGGATTTGTTCCATGAGATTTATAATTATCTCTTTATTACTAGCACAGTCCGGCTGTAAAGCCTATATTATTAAAACAGAATATGAGAATACTGATCTTAAAATAATAAGGGCTACCAGCGTGGAAACTGACATAAAGTGTCACGGTCGCCACGCCTGTTATTATCCCACACAGAATGAGATATGGATTCCATTCACACATCCAGAATACATTATTCATGAGATGTGTCATTACTTCTGTTATCAAGGATCAGACATAAAAGCGTGTAATATTCGATGTGACGTAGATTACTGGGAGAAACATTAATGTTTACCTTTCTTTTTAGCTTAATCGGATATCCTAAAGCGTGGAATAAACATAAATCGTATTGGGTTAAGTCTAAAGGGAACTTTTACCCATCACTAAGGGTCAGATTATGAGAATATTTAAGAATGGTGATAGAGTAATAATCTATCGTAAAGATGGATCGTGGTTTGGTGGCCGTGACACGGATAAGGACAGGGCAATAAAAACAAAAGAAGTCCTTACATGTACTGGGTATGAGCATACTGAAAGCGGTAGGAAAGTAACACAGACCAATGACCCTTACGGTGGTCAACTATCCGTATGGACCGATTGTTTAAAACCCGCAAACATAGCCAAGATAACCATAATCATATGATTAATATTCCATTTGGAACTGCGGTTCGTGTCACAGAGATGGGCAGGGAAGAAGGCGGAGAGTCAAATAGGTATGACTTTGCTGTCATATATAAATCAGATGTTGATATAAAAGGGTCATTCAAACTGATATGTACTGACGGATACGTTACTGGGTGGTTTGATAATAAGTACGTTGATCCTGCTTCTGGCAAACAGTGGTTTATACTTAAAAAGAAATTCACGGTAATTATATGACATGGACACATCCAACTATTCCCGCATTTGGCATAAACGCGTCTCAGGAAATGGAGACTCTGTGTACTAAGTGTAAATACAGACGAGGAACCCATTTCTATACTCCCCCATATCCAGGTGCTTGGATGTATCCTCCTGACTATGATAAAGCACGTTTTCCATCACTAATTAAGAAACCAACAATTATTTTGTAAACGTCGTTAAAAGAGAGGATAAACACACATGGCGAAGAAAGACGAAATGGTTGTGCTTGTCAAGGCGATCAAGTCCCACACGGACAGGTGGGCTAAGAAGTATTTCGAGGTCAAGGAGAAGCAAAGCACGAAAGCCGCGAAGCTCTCAAAGCTCCTTGGCGATCTGTCTCACGGAAAGTCTGATAAGGTTATCATGGCCAAGATTTTCTCTGAGATTTCCGGTGAAACCGTGGAACTTGAGG